CTAGTAATCGTTGCCACCGTCAGATCTCCTCATCATCTGATAGCGATACCTCGGGCGCCATCGATGCCTCTCTGGCGTGCTGCTTCTTCGCCTCGTCAAGCAGCTCATACGGGCGCGGAACGTGCCTCGGCTCCGGAACCGGGTTCTCCGAATCCTTGTCCAACTGCAACTGAACTGCGTTGTAGTTGATGCTCTGGAGCATTTCCACGATCTGCGCGAGCATTTCGCGCTCGTAGGAGGGGCCGAACGGGCCGATGATGTTCTCAACGGCCATGTATTCGGCCACCTCCCGAGACGAATGCGACGCCAGGAATGCCTTTTTCGACATTCCCAGAGCGGCTGCTATTCGGTAGTAGCTGACTCGCTCTGGGCGGATTCGAAATCCGCCGTCAGCTCCTCAACGTCCTGCGGCGTGATGCCCGACAGCTTGGCGGACGCCTCGAACACGCGGTCGAGAGCCTTGCTGGACTTGCCGCCCAGCTTCAGGATCTCGGAGTCCGAGAACTCCCGCTTGCCGTCGTCGTCCACGACCGTCCAGGCGACCAGGCGGGCGCGCGCGTTGACCATGTTCGGAACGGGCTGGCCGTTCTTCAGGCGGGCGCACGACTCCTCGTAGCGGTCCCGCTCGGAGCCGGACATGGAACGGATGCGGACGTACGCCTCGGGGTCGCCCTCCGCCCACTCGGGAACCTTCACGGTGTCGTACTCGGTGTCGTCAGCGGAGAGGATCTGGTCCTTACCAATGCGTGCCATGATGCGGGTTTCCTTTCAACTGTGCGGATACTGTGCGGGATTGAAGATTGCGCCGCCCCCGGGACCCGCACGAACCGGGGGCGGCAGTCTGTGGTTACCCTGCTCGGGCAATCGTGTCGCGCGCCTCTTCAAGCACGCGCTCAAGCCGTTCCGCGATCGGTTCGCGGGCGTCGGCCAGGGTGGACGTGAACCATCCGGGACGGACGGCCCTCTGCCGGACCCATACCTCGCGGTTGCCGAACACGGGGTGCCGCCAGCCGTTGATGTGATCAAGACCGCGAGGGATGATCGCTTCGTTGTTCTGGGGCATGGTGGTGACGACCCGGATCGCCGAGCCGCGCCGGGCGTCGCCCAGACGGGACGTAACCCGGACGCCGCGTGCCACCTTCCGGCGAAGCCCTGTGTGGCCGCTGTGGCCGTATACGGGAAGCGACCGGACCTTCGCCTTGGCTTCCCGTACAGCGGGCCGTACAGCGTCCGCCATGGCCTTCCGGAGCTGGGCGGGAGCACGAGCATCGACGAGCCGGAGAGCTTCCCCCGTACGCCGCCACTCGTCCCCAGCCCGGCCACCGATCACAATGACGGACGCCATGGGTCATCAGCTCGTCGCGCGCGTGATGCCGGTGCGCTGGGCGGGGAAGGTCACCGAGGTCTCGGACAGCTCGCCCACCTTGCCGTTGACGGGGCTGTACTCCAGCAGGATGCACGTGGCGGAGTAGTTCGGGTTGGTCGCCGAGACAGCCGCAGCGGTCGGGCGAACGAGAACCGTGAACTCCGTCTCGTTGTTCCACAGCGGGTACAGGACGGCGTCCACGTTGGCCGCCGCGAAGTCCTGCTGAAAGTTGATCTGGAACTCGTCGTCCTTCAGACCCGCCTTCCGCTCACGACCGGAGCCACCGAAGTTGGTGGTGTCCACGTCGTCCTTCTTCAGGGTGATCTCGACGGAAGAGACGTGGTCCGAGAAGTCGGTACCGTTCACCTCGACGTGGCAGTCCTTGAGGATGAGCTTAGCCATCGCTGGCCTCCTTGTTCAGTTTGACGGCCAGGGGAGCGGCCTTGTCCTCAACGGGCTCGACTAGCCCGGTATCGATGAGCACCTGAGCGGCGCCCTCGGTGATCGTCATGGTGACGACGTCACCCTTCTTACCACCACCAACCTGGCGATCCGTCAGAACACGGAACTGCCGATCGGTCGTCTTGTTCGTCTCGTCCGGCGGGGGCTTGGGCAGCCCTGGGATCGCACGCAACGGTTCCTCCCATGTACGCGGGGGCGCGGGCGGCGCATGCCTGCCCATTAGCTGTGCCTGACGACCGCCACGGTTACGGCCGTAGCGTCGCTAAGGGTGATGGTCGCGCGGCCGGTGCCATCGCCCGGGTCGTAGTCCTTGCGCAGCGGAATCCACAGCTCGCCCGTAGTGGCCCCGAGGGTCAGCGCCGGGTCCGGATTGGGCTGTCCGTAGTCCGTGTTGCCGGGCGCTACGATCGTCACCGTCTTCTGCGTGCCGGTGTTCTTGTACACGACGAACGTGTTCGACCCGTTGCCGATCTCCGCAGTGTCCGACGCGGCGGCGGCGCCGAACGTGGGCTTCGTACCCGCGTCGACGATGTTCTGAGTGGTGAGCGACGCCATTTCGCGCCTACCTTTCTTACTGAGTCACGAGAACTTCAACGTGCAACTTGGCGCCGACGTGGGGCACTTTGGCTACTTCCCACTCAGAGCCGTAGCCGCTGGCCTTGCGGAGCGTTACGTCCACATCGGAGAGTCCGAGGGTTCGGTTGGCCTTCAGCACCACAGGGATCGAGCTAGCGCCCGAGCGGCTGAGGTAGGCGTCCAACTTGTCTTGCGCCTCACGCACTTCGGTGCGAGGCACCATGAGGTACAGGCCGAAGTCGATGCAGTAGCAGTTGCCCATGCCGATGACGTAGTTGACGTCTTCCGGCATGACGACGGCGCACGGTACCTGGACCACGTCGTACACGGTGTCGTAGGTGATGAGGCCGGAGATGTTGGCCTCCAGCGTCGTCTTGAACGCGTCACGTATCTGACTGATCGTCGACATCACTTCACCTGCAACTTGTTACGCACGTACGGCGCAACCTTGTTGGCCGCCATGCGGTCATCGCCCACACGGACCATGCCGAACTCCCCGAACCCGGCCACACCGAACGGCGTGTCCTTGAGCTGGAAGTTCTTGGACGCCAGGATCAGTGTGGCCGTCTTGATGGGCGCAGGCACAGCAGCCCAGCCCCAGCGCGCCGTAACCCGCACCGGAGCGCGGTCGGTGTTGCTCGGGAAGGACAAGGCGTCGATGGCGCGCACCTTCCAGTACGGCCAACCCGGCATGCCGCCCCGGATGCCGTTGAGCGGTTCGAGCTGATAGTCAGCCGAGGTCCACGCGGTGGCGTACGTGCCGTCGTCCAGATCGTCGGTCTCGACAACCAGGCCGGAGGTCGTGTGGAAGTCGTCGGTGATGGTCACATCGCCGTTGTTGCTGGCGTAGTACACCCGAGCCGACGCCGCCCCGGAGTCGTTGAACTGACGCCGACAGAAGCGCTCGATCTCACGCGACGCCGAGCCCAACGCCTGCGTCAGCTCGGTGTCGTACGTCGATCCGGTGATCGACATATACGCCTTCAGCTCGGACAGCGTGGCGTAGTTATCGCCGAGCGCCATGGGCTTACTCCTCTACCGGCTCCATGCCCGCGATGATGCCAGCGGACTTGAGTTCGATGTTGTCATCGTCCTCGTCGCGAACCACGAAGAACTTGCCGTTGTTGCCAGTCCAGGGACCGGACAGCACCTCGTACACGCGGTGATTCGAACTGCGAACCCTGCTCATGACCGGACCCCCGATCGGAGGACGTGACACACGACGCTGTTGGCCGTGCCACGGATGCCGTACAGTACCTCGCCGGGCCCCAGTTCGACGGTTACAGAGCTACCACCGGCCAGGGCGAACCCGGTGGACGTGGTGACCCCAGAGGGGCCGAGAACGGCCGTATTGGTAGCCGTAGCGTTGTCGTTTCGGATGACGAGGTGCATGCCGGAGGGGGACGCCGTGTTGAGCGCCACACCGCCAGCGGTGCCGTCCACCGTCACCTGGGCGGCCGTGATAGCCATGTTTCCTCCATGAGGGCGGCGCCCGCCCGAGAGCGGGCGCCGTCAGGGGTTACACCTCGACGTACGTGACGTACACCGAGAACGCTCCAGCCGTCAGGGCGGCAGTGGCCACCGTGGCAACGACATCGCGAGAAGCGGTCGTCTTCACGGGGTCCAGCAGGGCCTTGACGCCCGTAGACGACAGAGCCGGGGCCG